GTGCCGTTGTCGGCTTGAGCACCATTGTTGGAGCAGAGGGTGACTTCCATGTCACGCTTGAGGGCTTGGATGCCCTTGGCGACATTGTTAGCCAGTTCGTCTCTAACGCCAGCAACTGTGGTGATATCCTGCGTAAGCGGGGAGACACGGACGGCTCTGCGGAAGATTTGGATGTAGTTGCTGAGTTCAGCACGATAGACAGTAGCACCATCCTTGACATAGTTGTCGTAGGCGGTGACATCCGTACCATCGACTGTACCAGTCATCTTAGGTGTCGGCAGGGAGTCGGCTTGCCATCTGAAAAGGGTATTTCCAGGTTTGCTACCCTTCTTCGCCATCGAGGTAAAGGGGGTGTCCTTAGCGTCAACTAAGGCGATGAGGTCAGCGAGTTCTTCTCTCTTACCAGACGAGAAGGAGGGTTCTGTGAGTGATGCCATATTATTATATAGGGTTTAGGGGTTGATTACAGGAATCGGTTAGCGATTATAGAGGATAAATCATCACGGGATTGCGAAACAGTAAAACGCTTCTTTGCCATCTGGCTGTTAGCGTCCTGTTGAGGGACACGGGCAGGAGATGCGGAAGGTCTAGGCTGGGATGGGGCTTTAACAGGAGTACCAGAGGACTTAGCCTTGGATTCACGGGCTTGAACGCCACGGATGTAATCTCCTACCACCACCTTATAGTCGGGGAACTTCTGGATTTCTGGGAAGTGCTTGATAAAGGATTCAGCAATTTGTCTTTCCTTTGCTGACTTGTCCTTCCACCAAGGATATTCCTTAACCGCCACCTGTTCCATCTGCATATAATTTTGCAGATACTTGGCACGGGCTGGGAGGTGGTCTTCAAGGGCATCAAGGGCTTTAATCTTGATGTTTCGGACTTCCTCAGCGGAATAATCGGTCTCAGAGCCATCTTTGTTCGTGACTACTGCACCATCGGGGTTCATCTCGCACCAACGCCTAATCTGCTTGGCTTGTTCAGCCTCACGATTAACTTCTTCAAGTGTAGACAGGTTAGCGTAGGGATTGTCGGGGGTAGGAATCCGTGCTGGCTTGTTAGCCTCTTGCGACAGTCTTTCCACTTCCTCCTTCAGTCTTTCCACTTCTGCCTCGGCTTCCCTGCGTTTAGCAGAGAGTTTGTCGATGCGTTTCTTAACACCTTTGGGCAACCCCCGTTCAATTTCCTCTTCTTCAGACTTGGTTTCTTCGGTTTCCTCGGAGTCTGCGTTGGGTTCTTGTTCGGTAGTTGTTTCGGTTTCTTGTGAATGAACATCTTCTTCAGAGGTCGCTTGAGCCTCCGACTCATCGTTTTCGTCTGCGGATGAGTCCGCACTCGATTCCTTACCACCTAGGAACGAATCGCTAACTATGTCAGCGAGTTTATTGATATCGAAGGGAGTGGATGTACCTTCGTTTGTCGTGGGGTTATTTGATTCCGTCCCAAGGTCGGATTGATTTTCTGTATTCATTAGATATAGGTCTAAAGTCCTTATAGGTTGTGGCAGGGTGTTATAGTCCCAGAACTATTGGTCAGTTACGACCTAAAGAGATTGTAAGCAAGTACTAACTACCTCACATACCATTTTCCGATGGATTATGGTCTTCAGAGGGTCTGCCTTGGTCACGAAGGATATCGTTGCGTGTGTTGATGAGGATGTCTTTGAAAGCGTTCAGAGCGTCAGCCCGTCCGCAATGCCAAGCCCTGTCTTCTCCCTTATTTTCCTTAGCCAGAGCGTTAACAGTCTCAGCCTCGATGGAGGCATCCAGCATGATATGGATAGCCTTCCAGAGTTCATTAGACTTATCGAACGACATCCCGACTATGATTTTCTGGGGGAGGCTCATTGCATCATTCCTTCTTGTTCAGCCTGCATTTCTTCGGCTTGGGCGAGTTGCTGTTGCATCTGGTCACCAGCCTGTTGAGCAACAGGAGTCACGCCTGTGCGACCAATCTGCTTATTCTGCTGTTGCATCACGGACATCTGGAGGTTCTTCATGTAGTTCTCAAGCAACGCACGGAAATGCGGGTCAGACTGCATGGACTGCTGTGCCTTCTGGTTCTTACCCATGATGTCTTGTAAGTACTGCATCTTGGTAGCCGCAGAAGGGTCGTTTTCGACATAGTTCGCCTCGTTGCCAAGCATCATCAAGCCTAGGTCGGTCTGAATCTCCTTGTACAGCAACTGCGAAGCCGTGCCTGTGTTGATGATGAGTTCCTTAGCCTTGTCGGGGTCGATAGCCTCGATAGCCGCCTTGACCAACTTGTTCTTGTCGATGACACCGCCAGCGTCCAGAGGCAGAACGAACTGCGTGATAGCCTTGAGTTTTTCGATGACGAAGTTTGTGTCCAGTTCTCGCACATCGTACTTCACTTGGAAGTCGAACATATTGCTGATAGAACTGATGTTCTGCGGCAGGGGCTTGCCTGTGATAGATTCAATTTCAGCCGCCTCCATGTACTGAAGCATCAGCGAGAAGGTCATCGCAAACGCTTCGCTCCAGACATCCAGCCAGTTGTTGATGATGAACTGCTGGGTGGTCTGCGTCTTCTGAGGCATGATATTCGGATGCGGCAGACCGAAGTACGAAGCGTGGTTCATTTCCACTCTGTCGATGAGATTGAACGCAGTACCTGTTTCGCCTGTGGGCGTAGGCATGAACTTGTAGTCATCGGGGCTTGTGACAGGAAGATGAATTCCGGGGGCAATTCTATTGATACCACCTAGTCGCTTCTTAACAAGGATGGGAGGAAGAGTCGTGAAAGCCGTGCGGTCACGAACAGAGTCGTGCTGGGCTTTGATTTCCTCTTGGTCAGTCATCGCAATTTCTGGGACACCACGGGACTCAACGATTGCTCTGCGTGTGCGTTCCCTGCGGGAGATGACGAACGGATACTTGTTGTGGGCATAGCCAAGGAGACCATGCGAAGCGTAGATTTCGGAGTTCGACTGCGGACTAAAAATTGTCTGGTAGATACCGCTGATACCATTTTCATCGATGTTACGGCTGTAGGCGTAAACGAGTTCAATGAGGTTGTCCTGTCGCTTGACTTGGTAATTAATCAAGGCGGCGGCTGGCAGAAGATTAGGGTCATTGAACTGAGATTGCATACCAGCGGTGTTTACCGCTTGTTCAACGAACTCATCAGACCATTCTTCCATAGCCGCCATGCCACGGAGTTCAACCTCAGACACGAAGGTGCGTCTGAACACGACTCTAGCCTTCTGGATGTCAATAGTTTCTGGCGGGAACGAGATTTCGTCATAGGGCTTGAGAGCCACAAGACACGGCTGGTTCTTAGAAATAAATACCTCTGGAATATAGGCTGTGCCTTTTTCACGGAGTTCTCTGACAGCCTTTTTGACATCTTTCGGCTTCACAGCCTGTAGATACTGCATGATTAAATCCACGGCAAAGTCTTCCTGCTCTGGATTCATAATCGCATTCGGCAAGTCCTTCATCGTGGATTCGGGGTTCTGCTGAACCGCCTGCTGGACAATCTGGACTATTTCATCCATGCGAATCTGCTGGTGTCTCGTACCCATCTCCTGTTCCCAGATGATGTGCAGACCAGCCCAGCCGTACTGCATTGTGTATTGAGAAAGGAGTTCCGCTTCCCGTCTCAGTTCTGAACGAAGGCGTGACTCCAGTAGCCAACTCATAAGTATATTAGAAGTTGCGGAGGCTTCCGAGTCACTAAATTCTGTACCCTTGACCTTGACTTGGCATCGGTCAAAGGTGGTCATCATCATAGACACTAGGTCGTTGATGGTTCTATCGACTAAACGGCATCTGATGTCAGACGCACCCTCAAACGGGAACGCTGGCTGACCATCGGGCAAGTTCTCGCTGTGCTTTTTGCCGTCATCGGTCTGTCCAGCCCATCGAGCAAGTCTGATGTCATCGTTCTCAGCGATGTTAGCGGTGTTGCCACCATTCTGCGTAGAACGCTGGTATTCATCGTAAAGATAACGGATGTCGGGCTTCTCGCTGGCGTAAACCAGTTGGTCTTTCCCGTTTTTATACTTGCTCATATATGAATTTGATTAAATCGTCTCTAAAGTAGCGTTTGTGACCGCCCTTAGTCGTAAAAATG